CTAGTGCCCTGTCGATCCAAATCCACCAGTTCGAACGCCATCAGCTGCATCTCCATCTGCAATTAAGAAAGTAGCAAAAACAGCCTGGACAATACGTTCCCCAACTTCAAGAACAACCTCTTGGTCTGTGATATTCTTCATCTGCGCAAAAATATGCCCTTCATTTCCAGGATTTCCATAATAATCCCCATCAATGACCCCAACTGAGTTAATTAAAACCAAGCCCTTCTTACGAGGATTTGAAGAACGATCATAGAGGTAGAGAACCTCAGTCGGCTGCATATAAGCCTTAACCCCTGTCGGAACCAAGACAATCTCTCCTGGCGCAACAACTGTACGCACAGCAACCTTTAAGTCGTAACCAGCCGCATGCGCTGTCTCACGCTTGGGCAATAAATTTTCATCTGTAAAACTCGAAACCAATTCAAAACCACGAATTTTCATAATTTTCTCTTTTCTATTATCATTTATTCTAGATTATTCTATCTTATTTATTCGGAAAAAGCACGAAAAAAGAGCACACAACAATTATAGGCGATACGATAATTTACACTGTTTCACAATACGTTGAAATTTAGAGCTTTAAAGCGAGGGCAAAGTTGATTTTTTACATCGTTTTACAGAGGTTTACGACACTTTTGCCCCTTTTTTGCCCCTTTTGAGCAAACAAAAAAACCGCAAGCCTGAGCCTGCGGTGAAAGAACAATTTAGAAAGTTTCCTTTCTATTTATTTAACTGTAATCAAGCCATCTGGCTCTACTGTGAACTCTGGCTTATCTGCCAGTGTTCCGTCTGGTTTGAGGTAGTACCAGCCTGTTCCGTCCGCTGACTGGATAAAAGCATTTGATACCATAGCACCTTCTTTAGCGTCTAAGTAGTACCAAGTGTCCTTGTACTTGACCCAACCTGTTTGCATAGCACCTTCTACATCAAAATAGTACCACTTGTCAGCGATTTTCTTCCAGCCTGTGGCCATTTCGCCTGATTGGTCAAAGTAATACCAATTACCGTCTGTGTGCTTCTTCCAGCGGTCTGCAAGCATATAGCCTGAGCCATCGAAATAATACCAGGTACCGTTGATTTTCTCAAACTTATAGAAAGGAGGAGATAGTATGGCAAATACTCCAATAAAACCTGGAACAGATAATCAGAAACCTGGTCACTATGTAGAGGTAGGACCTCGTGGCGGAAAAGTTACTAATGGTCATACCGCAACTATCGGAAAAGGTGATCGGCTCCCTCCGACATCTGCTAAAGGCAACGGTTGGAAAAAAGTCTAATCTTCGTTTGCGTACAATCGTTCAATGGTTGTACGCTTTTTCCATACACAAAAGCACATTCCCAAAAAATCAATTTGAATCCATGCTTCGGCGTAATCTTTCCCATTGCTGGCATAGTGAGTTATATAATGGTGAATCATTTTATTCCTTCCTCCTATTGAGTTACTTGAGAAGTATCATGAATGGCTTCATAGCTAAGACGCTTAAATTCTTCTGAGTCTATCTGAAAATTGATAGGCTTTTTTTGTAAACACTCAAGAAAACTAGTGTTTCTTAAAAGTTTTTCAACTAACTCAGGGTCTGCCTTTACAAAGGTGGACTCTTTTTGTCCACTATACGGATATCGTTTTGGTCTCATTTTCCTACTCCTCAAATCTTTCCTACTCAATCCCATAATCTTCAATAACCTGAAGAATGAAACTGTTCGCTCGTGGACCTTTAGTCGTTCCACTTAGAATGTTTGTCACTTCCTGTCGTTTAAAGCCGTAAGCAACCGCTAGAGTTGCTTTTTTAATGCCTTTCTCTTTCAAGAAAGCAATAACTCTTTCGCGACCGTTTGCGATATCTGGCATATTTTCTCCTTTCTTTTTCTTTCTTCTTTTTCTGCTATAATATAAGCAGAAAGGAGTTAACCTTATGACTTTTAAAGAATATTTACTCAAAGCAAGCAAACGCGACATCTACGATGATGGTAAAGATTTTGATTTTGAAACCATCTTTGCTAGAGAAATATTACGTTATGCACACGATTCTGAACTGGAAACCAAAACAGGTTTCTTTCGTCATCTTGAAATCATGAATGCTGATTCGTGGTTTGTTGAACTTGCTCGCTCAATTTATCAAGATTTTGAGAAATCAATTTCAGATTCTCACTAATCGAGCGTGACTTTTTTGATATGGCAATCTCAGAAATTTACCACCAGCGCTGACTACCTTAATGACTTTTTCAAGGTGGTCTTTTTCTTGTTCTAAATTTTTAAGAATACTTACCATCAGCACGTTCCTCCTCTTTACTTATTTGTAAATAAGAAACAACTAAAAATGTAACTATTTTTCTGCATTATACTTGACAACTTACACCAAATCGGCTAAAATTAAAGCATAATAAAAACACCAATAAATCTATAAATACCGTTCGCCAAAACATTTTTATAATTTATTTCTTAGTTGTTTTTTTAGTTGTTTATCACTTACAAAAAACATTTTACACCTTTTGGGATAATTAGTCAACCTTTTTACACCAAATTTGTTAAATTTTTTTGTGATGTCTTAGAAAGGTTGATTTAACAATGTTTGAGACATTTGAAAAAATAAAAGAATTGGCAAAAAAGCGTGGAAAAGCTCTTGGACAAGTAGAAGAAGACTTAGGTTATGGTAGAAATACACTCTATAAGATAAAAAATTCTACGCCAAACGCTGAACGTATCGCAGAAATTGCTAATTATTTCAACGTATCCACCGACTACCTGCTCGGACGAACAGATAACCCTGCTATCGCTGGGAGTGATGAATTTGCCCAAGTAAACGGACAAATCATAGACTTACGCAAAGCAGCAGCCAACACCATGTTATTTGACGGGAAACCACTAAATGAAGATGATATCGACTTCATTACATCCGTCCTATCCGCCCACTTCAAAAGCAAAGGAGAACGCTAATGACTATCACTATCAACTTCACAGAAAAAAATTCCTACATTACGGACTACCTAAACAAACACGGTATCGACACAACGACCATGGATTTTGACGACTTCATGGCACTCATGGAAGATATCGAAGACGCACGAGCAGCCGACCAAGCCTATATGGAGTATTTAGCCGACCCAGCTACTTATACCATGGATGAGGTCTTGGATGAACTAGGACTAACTCGAGAGGATATTGCTTAATGTATCGGCTAGATATTGATAAAAAAGCTCTCAAGCAACTTAAAAAACTAGATACCCCAACCAGAAAACAAATCCTATCCTGGCTTGCTAAAAACATTGAAAACACGACCAATCCACGACAACACGGAAAAGCACTAAAAGCCAACCTTGCAGGTTACTGGCGATACAGAGTAGAGAATTACCGCATCATCTGTGATATCCAAGACGATAAACTAGTCGTCCTAGCCGTGGAAATCGCCCACCGCAGAGATGTCTATAAATAACGAAGGAGAACTATGACACTCGCTAAACTCTGCGAAGAATATCAAGTAGAACTTTGTCTCTTCGACGGTTCAAACTGGCACAATAGCGGTTTCTACAATCCAGACACAAACGTGCTCGCTATTGACCACAACTTGACTCCTGAACAACAAATCCAAGTCGCCCTACACGAACTTGGACACAAAGACCACACACGCTCAGAGCACCAGAACGCCCGTCTACGCTGTGAAAAGCTGATAGGAATATGATCCATCATCTCGTAAAAGACGCTCTAGAAAACTTAGACGACCCCACAGAGTTTGATTACCTCAAATTCATGTCTTACTACAATCTAAAAACCATGACAAATGAAATCATGGTTAAAGAAGAGTATTTAGCATTAGTAAATTAAAAAAGGAGTATCAATATGGAAATTGATAAAGTAAAAGCCGATTTAAAACAAGTCGGCAAACGTGTAGCAGACCTCAGCCAAAGCATTACGAATGAAGAACAAACAAAGAATGCCTTCATTATGCCGTTCTTCCAAGCGCTTGGATATGATATCTTCAATCCACTTGAATTTGTCCCGGAATTTACTGCCGACGTGGGCATTAAAAAAGGCGAAAAAGTCGACTATGCGATCATTTTGGATGGCGAGCCTCAAATCCTAATTGAATGTAAATCAATTACAGAAAACCTTACTAAGCACGACTCTCAACTATTCAGATATTTCGTAACTACTAAATCAAAATTCGGTATCTTGACAAATGGTAGAGAATATAAATTCTTTACTGATTTAGATGAGCCAAATAAAATGGACACAACTCCATTCTTAACAATCGATGTGACTGATATCAAAGAAAATCAATTTACTGAAATCATCAAATTCCACAAAGAGAATTTTGATATTGATAATATTGTTTCATCAGCTTCTGAATTGAAATACCTCAACAATCTTAAAGCGTTCCTTACTGAAAATATCACTACACCGTCAGATAGCTTCCTCAGATATCTAACTTCTGAAATCTATGAAGGGCGTGTTACTCAAAATATCTTAACGACATTTTCTCCCATTATTGTGAAAGGGTTTAATCAATTCATCACAGAGCGAGTTAATGAAAAATTAAGTGCTGCACTTAATACAAGCGTTGAAACCAAAGTAACAACCGATATTCCAAAAGTTGAAGCTGAAGCTGAAGAGATTGTCGAAGTAACTGACGAAATTATCACAACTCCTGCTGAATTAGAAGTTTATACTGTTGTTAAAATGCTTGCTAGGGATGTAGTTTCTCCAGAACGTGTATTTTACAGAGATAACCGTAGCTATTTCAATGTTTTGGTTGACGATAACATCAAAAAATGGGTATTACGTTATCGTTCAAATTCAAAAAAAAGCACTATCGAAATCCGTGATAAAGGCATCTTCCCGGTGTCTACCCCTCTCGAAGTCGCAAATTATGCCAATGAAATTTTAGAAGTAATCAAGAAATTCTCATAATAAAAAAAGCCCTCTTTACTATACCCATTTTATCAAAAAAGTGAGGTAAAATCAATGTGGATGGAAGAATTGCCAAACGGCAAATATAAATTTTTTGAGAGATACAAAGATCCATATACTGAGAAATTAAAAAAAGTCTCAGTAACGATGGAGAAAAAAAACTCCCCAAGCAAGAAATCAAGCTGCGATTTTACTTCAGGAAAAGATAAAACAAAAGTTAGGAGAAAAACAACATTCTGTTTCTAATATAACTTTTGAAAAACTATATGAAGAATTTGAGGAGAATTGGAAACACGGCGTAAAAAACTCAACCGTCTACGCTTCAAAGAATGTAAAAAAAGAGATTTTAAAGCAGATAGAGGGCGACTACCTAGTTAGAAATATTGATAGACGTTTATTACAAAAAGTAATAGATCAACTATTACAAGATGGGAGATCTCATAACTATGTTTCTAAAATCAAATTCAAGCTCAATCAGATAATGAAATTTGCTATCAGAATGAATTATATTGATACAAATGAAATGCTATTTGTTGAAACGCCTAGAAAAGTAATTACATCCGACGAACTCAGAAAGAAAAATACAAAATACTTAGACCAAAAAGAGTTTAAGTTATTCATCCAAAATTTAAAAGACGAGGCCCTATGTGATTATCGAATTACAAAGTATATCCGAATAGCTAAAGTTCTTTTTCTTACTGGCATGAGGTATGGAGAGCTGGCAGCCTTAAACTACAAGGAAGATATAGATTTTTCTAAAAAGACTATTCACATCAAGCATACATACGATTTCAGACAAAAAGAGAGAACTACACCAAAGACAATCAAGTCCGATAGGGTTATAACAGCACCTCAAAAAGTGTTAGATATTATCAAAGAGCAAATAATAGAGAATGCGACAAATGGATTTGATACAGATTTTATTTTCATCAATACTCTAGGAGAACCAATAACAAATGCCAGGGTTATTTGTGCATTGAAAAGACATGGTCAAAAAATCGGCATAGAAAAAAACATAACTACACATACATTTAGACATTCTCACATATCCCTACTTGCTGAGCTGGGCATTCCCTTGACTGCCATCATGGACAGAGTAGGGCATAGTGACTCAAAGACCACACTAGAGATTTATTCTCACGTTACTCAAAAAATGGTATCAGACATATCTAGCAAGTTAGACAAGATAAAATTTTAAAGACTCTTTGTCAACTGTAGTGGGTTGAAAAAAAGGGCTCTTTGTCAACTGCAGTGGGTTGAAGTCGGCTAAGCTCGAGAAAGGACAAAATTCGTCCTTTCTTTTTTGATGTTCAGAGCGATAAAAATCCTTTTTTTGAAGTTTTCAAAGTTTCGAAAACCAAAGGCATTGCGCTTGATAAGTTTGATGAGATTATTGGTTGCTTCCAGTTTGGCATTAGAATAGTGTAGTTGAAGGGCGTTGATAATCTTTTCTTTATCTTTGAGGAAGGTTTTAAAGACAGTCTGAAAAATAGGATGAACCTGCTTAAGATTCTCCTCAATAAGTCCGAAAAATTTCTCTGGTTCCTTATTCTGGAAGTGAATAAGCAAGAGCTGATAGAGTTGATAGTGGTGTTTCAAGTCTTGTGAATAGCTCAAAAGCTTGTTTAAAATCTCTTTATTGGTTAAGTGCATACGAAAAATAGGACGATAAAATCGCTTATCACTCAGTTTACGGCTATCCTGTTGAATGAGTTTCCAGTAGCGCTTGATAGCCTTGTATTCATGGGATTTTCGATGAAACTGATTCATGATTTGGACACGGATACGACTCATAGCACGGCTAAGATGTTGTACAATATGAAAGCGATCAAGAACGATTTTAGCATTCGGGAGTGAAACAGTCTGGGAGACTGTTTCAGCCTGAGCTTAGAAATTTGAAAGCGAAGCTGTTTAGCCAAGTCATAGTAAGGACTAAACATATCCATCGTAATGATTTTCACTTGACAACGAACGGCTCTATCGTAGCGAAGAAAGTGATTTCGGATGACAGCTTGTGTTCTGCCTTCAAGAACAGTGATAATATTAAGATTATCAAAATCTTGCGCAATAAAGCTCATCTCCATCTCCCGATTGAAACAGTCACTACCCGGACTGTTTCAACGTCCCAAGACATAATCTCAGGAAGACAAGAAAAATCATGTTTAAAGTGAAAATCATTGAGCTTACGAATAACAGTTGAAGTTGAGATGAAAAGCTGATGGGCAATATCAGTCATAGAAATCTTTTCAATTAACTTTTGAGCAATCTTTTGGTTGATGATACGAGGGATTTGGTGATTTTTCTTGACGATAGAAGTTTCAGCGACCATCATTTTTGAACAGTGATAGCACTTGAATCGACGCTTTCTAAGGAGAATTCTAGTAGGCATACCAGTCGTTTCGAGGTAAGGGATCTTAGACGGTTTTTGAAAGTCATATTTCTTCATTAGACTTCCACAATCAGGGCAAGATGGAGCCTCATAATCCAGCTTAGCGATAATTTCTTTGTGGGTATCCATATTGATGATATCTAGAATCTTGATGTTTGGGTCTTTAATATCGAGCAGTTTTGTGATAAAATGTAATTGTTCCATATGAATCTTTCTAATGATGGTTTTGTCGCTTTTCATTATAGGTCATATGGGACTTTTTTTCTACAATAAAATAGGCTCCATAATATCTATAGTGGATTTACCCACTACAAATATTATAGAGCCATTTTAAATTGTGCCCCTCGTCTGCCCCTTTTTCTTATACAAGACAAACAAAAACCCCTTAAAGTGTTGATTTTAAAGGGTTTTTAAAGTGCACGAAAAAAGAGCACACAATTCAAATCGCTTAGGGCTGCTGGATTCCTCCCCTGACCCGCTTCACGCAGAACTGTTGCTCCACTATTTATTATATCACATTCCTATTCATTTTAAAAGCAAAA